CTCGGCTTTGGCTTTTGCCTTGGCCGCAATAGGCTCGTATACTGGAGCGTCTTCTTCCTTGGTCAACTCACCCATAGGGCGTGTGCCTTCTAGCTTCAAAGGGGCTCTAGGTTTTACACCATCCGTTTGAGAAGCAGTCATACGAACCGCGTCCAAAGCTTCTTGAGTTTTACCCTTGGCTCTAGCCAACTCATACTCTAATGGTGTGAGCCAACGTGTAGGCGCAAAGTGTAGTTTAGGTGCTTCCGCTTTGGTGTCGAACTTCATACGGGTCACGATTTTCTCGATGTCCACAGGAGGAGACGCCAAGGCCAAGTGTTTTACATACGCTTGCAATGGACGCTTGTCGCCTTCTTCTTTACCAAACACAGACGTTGCAGGCAACGTGAGTTGCAAAATGTCATCGGGGTTATCCGCCAACATGACTGCCATGCGCTGTTGATAACGGCAAGCACGGCTATTGCCTTGACCTGAACCTGATACGTTTTGTCTGCAAGTCATGCAAGTGCTTGCTTGTGGCGCTTTAATAGAAGCGTCGGGCATATCGCCGTCGTTAGACCAGCAGTCGGGGCCTGTGATGTTGTCGCCATCGTATGACTTTGCATAGAAGATACGGCTGACTTTGGGCGCAGCTTTTACTACGATGACATCAAGGTGGCGCTCTTCAATAGAGGCCAACTCTTTACCACCTGCCACGATACGGAACACACCACCTTTGATGGAGATACGTCTGCTCGTGTTGATAGTGCCGCCCATAAGGGCGCGCGCTGTGTCTGATAACTCACCACCTTGGGCGAATGCGGGTACGTTTGCGGGATTGAATACTGATATGTTTGACATTTTCTGTTACTTAGTTGGTTTAACGACGCGGATCTCATACTCTGACATAGAGTTAAGGCCGGGGGGAACTAGAGAAGGGTTCTCCTCTAGAAATTTTGACATATTAGTCTGTGCGATACGTTTCTCTAAAAGATCAACAACATCATGCTCAACGACAAAGCGTTTGAATGAGTCCCAATCTTGAGTTGAGTAGCGTGTCTTGGTCACAAGACTGATCGTGCCAAAATCTGTTTTGATCGATGTAGCACCCTGTGCTTTCATCTGATCTTTTATTTCTATCTTAACCAGCTCAAGTTTTTCCTTGATGGTTTCGACTTCTGTATCGTATGCTTTTGTAAGCTCGTCCATTCTAGCTTTCATCTTGCGATAAATTCTAGCAAGTTCGCTTAGAGGTATCACCTCATCTATTACTTCTTCTGACATTTATTTCTCCTGTGTGTTTTTTAATTTAGTTGTCTAGCGTTAGACATTGTATAACAGTTCTTTATACCATTGCAACCTCCTTTTGAATATTTATTTCGTTCTCGAACATTTCAGTTATAAGTAAGTTGTCACTAACTTTATCCTCCAATGCCTTGAACATCTTCTTCTCGATGGGTGAACCTTGTATGTGAATGACGGTCACTTTATCAGAGTCCTGCCCTTTGCGATCCGCTCTAGCTATAGCTTGCGTGTACTGCTCAACGCTCATCAAGGGGCCATAGAATACCACCGTATCCGCTCTTGTCAAGGTGATTCCATGCGCAGTTGCTTGGGGTTGCATCACGAGCACCCTAGGGTTTTCCTCATTCTGGAATCTTCTAATAATATCCGAGCGTTTTGGTGGGGTAACTGTGCCGTTGATAAACTCCGCCGTAATGCCACGCTTCAACAAATGTGTGTATATGGTATCAATCGTTGAACGAAACATAGCAAAGATGATGACCTTGCGTTGCGTCTCTTCAAGAATCTCTTCCAATACACCAAGCCTTGGCGCTGAATCAAACTCTACAACCTCACGGTCATCGGTGTAGGCCGCACCACAACTGATTTGCAATAGCTTACTGACAGCCGCAGCAGCATTGACTGCGCTGATCGTTTCACCTGAAGCTTGCACAAGCATTTTCTCTTTGAGTAAGTTGTAGTACTTGGCTTGCTGTGGTGTAAGAGGCACTTCCCTAGTCATGGTCAGCACAGGCGGTAGGTCTAGGCATTGCTCTTTGGTAAACCTAATGGCGGGTTGCAAGGCTTCATGTACCAAGGTTTTTGCTTCGGGTTTAGGTGCCCACTTGTACATGGTCATCTTGTTCATCACCTTATCACGCCAGCCAGTAAAGAACATCGGCACGCCTGTAGGATTAACAAGCTTGGCTAAACCGTATGCATCCACAGGCGACTGTGATGCAGGAGTTCCAGTCAACATCCAAAGATGTGTCTCTGGTTTAAGAATAGATTTCAACGCTTTCCATCGCTTGGTTGAGACGGTCTTATATGCATTGGCTTCGTCAACAATAACAAGATCGAATTTGCCGTTGTTAATAATTTCATTTGCAATTAAGTTCAAGCCATCGTAATTAGCAATTACAAACTCGTAGTCTTGCTGAATCATTTCTATTCTGCGGGTAGCTTGCGAGTGGTGCGCGACTATGGCAGAACGATGGATGATGCTGTTGTTCAAGTCTGATAACCACGCCGACTGCATGATGGACAAAGGACAAAGAATTAAACAACGTCTGACATCTCCCCTCTTCATTAAGTAATCAGCCGCCCATAGCGCAGATAAGGTCTTGCCAGTACCCGGCTCAGAAAACACAAAGGCTTTCTTGTTGAGTGTAAGAAAAGAAGATGTCTCGATTTGATGTTCCATCGGCGTGAACCGACCCGGCCAATCGTAGCGTCTAATGATAGGGGAAGGCACATTCTTAACACCAAGATTGCGCAAGACTCTTACCTCATCCAAGTCCCAATAGACTGCTACCTCGTATCCATCCTCTACTTCAAACACTTTGTGTTTAGGAATAATGCTGTACTTCTCTGGGTTCCTTGTTCGGAACACCAGAGCTTTATCTTCTATGATTTGCATTCACTTCTCTCTGTTATTTATTGTCGCCTTGATTAGCGCTCTTTGCTCGTAGTCTTAAATTACCTTTGGTTGATGTGCCACCCTTTCTTAATGGCTTGATGTGGTCAATGTCTTTACCCTTCCTTTCAATACCTTCCTTGTCGTACATTCTGCGCGCGCGTTGGCGTTCGTGTTGATCGGAATCAGGGCCTGACTTGCCTGTCTTTAAGTCTTGCTTGTACTCTTTTTTGTAGTCTCTCGTTGCCATAAGTTACTCCTAATGTTTTGGATGGTGTATACACGTTGTCACAGGACACCAAGGACACAAGGGCGATGGTCTGGGATTCCATACGTTTGTGTCATGGGCTTGTTCTATTCTAGCCACTCGCTCTCTATACTGCCACCACTCTGCCTCGGCTTGATCGAAGGTCATGGCGTGCCTGACCATATCGTCTTTGACCACAAACAATAAGGCTGAGTTAACCTTCCTGATGTGTGGCATATGGGCGAAGACCATCAAAGACATGAGCTTTAACTGTTCCCGATCAGGGTACTTGTTGTTGCCTGTCTTGTAGTCCACAACCCAAGCGGTCATGTTCTCGTCGTCTACGATGATTAAATCGGCGATGCCCCTGACCCACGCGTCTGTACTTTTCCAATCACAGGGTTGTAGGTTACTTGTTAAAGCCATCTGCTTTTCACACAGCTTTCTTCCAGGTTTTGCAATCAGCGCATCAAGCGTTGGCTTGGCAAAGTTAAACTGTTCGGGCAACACTACACCATCTTGGATGTATTCCTCTGCTGCTTTATGAAACTCTGTGCCGTACCGAGTGGCGTCGTTCTCAACGAATGGGAAATTCTTTAAGACCTTGACCTCTTGATAGCGTTTAGCGCATCCCTCGTAGTCTTTTAGGGAGCTGTGTGACCATGTGACTTTCATTAGAACCTCGCGGATTTAATTGCTTTGGCTAGCCGTTTAGCAAACTCTTCTACAAAATATTCTCGTTTGTTAAGTTTAAATTCACCCATGTCAACAAGGATTGCGTGAACAAGCTCGTGCCAAAAGGTTTCTTTCATCTGCGCTTCGCCGTATGGTCGCCCCGTTCGATTGTTCTTAGCGCCTATCTTGATCTTTTGATCTGGGTAACTTACTTTACCCATCTCGCCTTTATCAAGCAGTGCTTCAACGATCTCAACTGAGTACCATTTAAGGCCTACTTTTATCTTGCGTGGTATTTGTTCTACCATTTACTTCTCCTTATTGTTTTGCTAACCCATAGCGCCTGTGTGCGCCAACATCTGCATCTAATGGTATGCCTTGCATATAGCTTGGCTCCATAGTCATTTGCGCCAAGACCCAAGTCTTAGCTTCTTCCACTTCCGACTCAGGCACGACAGCGATTAGCTCGTCGTGTACTGTGCCTGCTATGAAGTATCTTTTGGATACTCTGAGCATTCCGTCCGTCATCACAATGCGTGCTAACGCCTGTGTGACATTGTTCGTTATCTTTCCTGCGTATAACTTGGTAGCGTCTGGCCCGTATACATACTGGCTCCTACCTTTTTC